CTTGGCCTGCTTCAACTGCGGCGCGACGTAGAAGAACGCCCCCAGATCCTTCTGACAGGACATGGCGCAGTCCAGCAGTTCCATGAGCGCCAACTCCGTCTTCCCCGCACGCCTGTGCAAGGCCAAGACCGTGAACCTAGCCTTGTTGATGTGGCACATCCGCTGCCAGTCGCGAGGCTCATAGTCCAATGTGAGATTCACACTCTCAGACATGCTGTATCACCTCCTGAAAGGAGGTCGAAAAAGTAACCGTATAAGTAACGCCTCCCAAAAAAAGTGGGAAGGCACAAATCGGGCTAGGCTTTAGAGGGGGTCGTCGGAGATAGGGGGGTCGATTTCTACGGTTACGCGGGGCTGTGGGTTGGAGGAGATGTGTGTGTTGGGGGACATTTGTGTGTTGGAGGTGTTGTGTTCCTCTCCCCCCGCGCGCGACGCAGCGAGCGGTGACCGCCCCAGGGTGGGGGTCGTTTCCTGGTTACGCTCGACCGCATCGACCAGCCGCTCGCGAGGGACCCCCGTCACGACGACGACGGTAGCTCCGGATTCGCCCGACGCTTTCGCATCGCCGTAACGCTCTGGACTCCACCTGGACAGGAGCCAGCGCCTTACGTCGCAGCGCAAGCGGTCCGGCCCTACCGTTTCCGGCGTGGCGGAATCGGCTATCTCCAGCATCTCCGCAGCTAGGCTGTCGTGGCCTACGGTCCGGGCTTCCCTTACGTCCCGACGAAACGCTTCATCCTTTTCTGCCCACCGATACAACACACTTTCGCTTATCCCTTCCGCTCTGGCGAAAGCGCGCAACGTCCGGCCCGACGCAATCCATTCTAGGAACCGTTCACATACGGCGCGAGGCAAAGGGCTTACGGGCCTTCCGGGCTTACGTTCTGGCGCATGCATGCCGGAAGCGTAACACAATCTGAGAAAACTTGCGCGACGTAACCCGTAGCGTTTCCCTATGTTACGAGAGACGCATCAAGAAATAGTGACACGTCACGCAACGTTCGCTGGTGTTCTGCCGATAGATAGTGCATCCTTCGGCAACATTGCCGCAAGGCATCCCCTACCCACTAGAAAGCATGGACACCATACCCACGATTCTACCGTATCGGGGCGGGCCCGACGACACCGCTACGGTCCTCGCCTTCGAGGATCGGACCTTCCACGTAGGCTACGTTCCCGAAGGCGAGCAAGGCCGCAAGACCTACGGCGGCCCCCTGATCCCCGGACCGTGGGCCTACGCCTTCGGGTTGCCCTTCGCAATCACCGAACAAGGCGAGCCCGGCAAGCGACCCGCCGAACCCGTCCCGATTCACGACGGCGCTCTGATACGAGTTTGCGGCCACGTCTACCGGGTCCGAATCGCCCGCTACGGTATCGAGCTGGACCCGGCCTAACTCATAACCCGCGCCGCGCCGGATGCGCGGCAACCCCTACCCCCTCTCCTACCATGCGACACACCTACACCGAATCGCTCCGGCGCATTGCGCCAGTCCTAGCCGAACACGAACACGGCCCCGAAATGCTCCGAGCCCTTGCCGCTTTCGAGCGCGAAGACGACGCCGGGCGCGAGGACCCCGCCGGATTCGACACGGCGGAAGCGGTCTACTACGTCTCGCTCTCCTGGCACGCTGGCCAGACGTGCCCGCTATACGCCGCCGGATGCGCGAGCGAGTTTCGCCCCGGCATGGCATGGCGAAAGCCGGAAGGCTACACCGCCCGCGCCGCCGCCGCCGCCCTTATCCGCATTCTCCGAAACTAGGCGCAACGCGCCGCAACCCCTCACGCTAACCCCTCTCATATCATGAGAACCAAAATACACGAGAACTCCGTAGCCGTATGGCTGTCCGCTTCTGAGACCTACGACTGGTGCGCGTCGTGGCCGTGCTCCGGCTTTCGAGGTAAGCGCCTTTATGCCGCTTTCGACCGAAACGGTCTATGGGATTACACCATAGACGGGCGCGACGGCGTAGACGTAGACGCGGACGCATTCTCCGCCTGCATAGCGGACCACCTCAAGCGCAAGCTCCCAACGTCTCACCCCGCCTACGACGTAGCCGTGGGCCAGTTTCTCGAAAACTAGGCGCAACGCGCCGCGAGCATCCGCGCTGCGGGTTCTCGCGGGGCATTCCGCCCCTTCCCCTCTCCACTTTCCAAGGTTACGCACATGCTCGCGACAGACTACGACGCGGCCCTTGCCGCTTCCCTTTCCCGGTTCGGGGTTATCGTCTCCGAATCCGACGCCCGCACGCTACGCCGCGCCGAAAAGACGCTTCGCCGGTGGGGCGAGCGCGAATGCGGCGACAGCTACGACGCCGGAGGTTACTACGTCTCGCACGCGATCGAGCGCGACGAAAACACCGGCCACCCCTACGAGGTGCGGCACATCACCGACCAACGAAACAACGGCGCGACCCGCACCACCCGGACCCGCGTCCCCGACCTAGAACGCGGCGCGCTCGCCCGCGTCGCGGAGGTGTGCCAGCGTCTCGGCTTCGTGTTCTACCACCAGACCGACCCGCGTGTCGCGTCGTTATACGTCGGCCCCGCCGACCTTCTGCCGGGACCGGCGGACGCATACTACAACCGGCTAACGTGCTGCAACATGGATGCGCGGCAAGTGCGCTACTTCCTGAACCGGGCGAGCTAGTCTCGCCCCCTACCCCTCTCCGAATCATGCAAGGAACAATCCGAACCCGTTACACCGGCCCGCGTGGCTTCGCTGGTTCTAAGATCCACGCCAGCGGTTACACGCTGCAAGGTCGCCGCCGTCTCTCGGTAGACTACGACCACGCGCTAAGCCTCGACCAGAACCACGCCGCCGCCGCTCGCGCTTGGCTGGCGCGGCACGTCCCCGGCGCGGTTCTCGACTCCGCCGGACCCGGTGACGGCGGGCACGTCTGGACCTACGACGCGGCGGAGGTGACGCCGTGAGCGATCCCACACAATACACCGACGCCGACTGCATCCGGGACACGGGCGGCCCCTTGCGCGAACCGTTCGGGGAGTGGTGGTCGCGCTACTTAGACGGCGGCGACGTTATGGATTCCCGCGCCGTTTATCTGTTCGAGCTTCTGAACCATCCGGGGGTGCTTTACATCGTCGAAACGAACAAGCACCGCGAGAGGTTCCTAGAAGAATACGCGCCGGATTACCCGCAGGAAGCATCCCGCGCATACATGCGCGGCACCTTCTCCGCTCTGCATCATCGGATCGAGAGCGTGCCGGGGTGGGATGATTCCGCCCATGGCCCCGTTGAAGTGAAATACTTTAGCGACATTCTCCACCAATGGGGAGAGGTGACGCCGTGAGCGCCTACCGCGACCGCTCCGGGCGCTACCGCGACCGCACCGGACTTGACGTGCTGGAGTTCTACGGCTTCGCCACGTTCTGCATCTCGCTTCCGTTCGTGCTGGCCTACGCTATCGGGCTGGCACAATCTTTCGAGTGACACGCAACGCGTCCGCCCGGTCTGCGCTAGTCCGGGCAACCCCTAACCCCTACCTGACACCATACCTAGAACGATGCAAAAGCAGACCCAGCACACGCAACCGGAATGCGGTTGTCACTATCGCGTTGTCACGGACGGAACAACCTTCCGGGGCATCTATGGCAGGACCAGGGTGCAAGCCCTCGACGCTTGGCGAAAGATCGTCCAGCCGTGGATCGACAGCGGCATGGCGGAGCGCCACAACCTGTTAGACGCATACCTCCGCAACCCGAAGGCGGAGTTCGTGCGGTGCCCTTCCTGTTCCTAACGACACAACCCCGCCGGGCATAGCCCGGCATAACCCCAGGAGAAAGCTATGCAAGTACACGTAGAACATCACGGCGTCGTGTTCGGCGGGATCATCGACCCGCACGGCGTCGGGGACGGCCCCGATACCGCGCCAGCCGTGGACAGCATCGAAGTGTCGGAGATCATCAGCATGCAGGAGTGGTCTTCGTTCACCGACCTAGATCCCGACATCTGGGCCGAACTCCACGGGGACGACCTCGATGGGAAGCTCCTGCAAGCCTACGAGGACGAACCCGATGCCGACATCTACTAACCCCTGCTCTACTTGCGAGGGCTTCGGGCAAGTCCCCGCCGACTGGGCAAGGGACGAATGCCCGGACGCCACCGTGCGGTGCCCTGACTGCGACGGCGAGGGCACGCAACCCCCAACCCCACACAGCAGCCGCTACTCGTTGTTCAGTTTTCGCCCCGAACTCTGAATATCGTCGCACTCCATTCAGCAAAGCTGAACAACGCCACCAACCCCACAGGAACATACGCATGAATAACCGCGACCCCCTCGACCGCAACGACCTTGGAGCCGCGCTCCTGATCGTTGGGTTCATCGTCCTCGCGCTGCTGGCGTGAGGCTCCCCCCTTTTTTACTTGAACATCGGCAGTTCTACAGGTAACACTACCGAAACATGAAGCAGTTTACCGTCACGGTCAAAGGTGAGGAAGTCACCTTTGAGTCCCCTCACCAGACGCTCGACGACGCCATCGAGGCGATCAAGCAAAGCGGCAACCGCAGCCAGTTCGCTCGCGACTTGATCGAGAAGCACGCGAAGTATGGCCTCTCCGACAAGCAGGCGGCGTGGGCGCATCGCCTTGCCACCCAGCCTCCCCGCGAGACGCGGGAACCTATGGCGCTGGGGCTGACCAACATCGCCCCGATGCTGCGGAACCTACCGGGCAAGAAGCGCCCGAAGCTCGAAGTCGCGAACGGCGTGGTCGTCACGCTCAACTCCGACAAGAGCAAGAACCCCGGCCACGTCTCCGTCACGGACGGCGGGCCTTACGGCGAAAGCGTCTACTTCGGACGCATCGACCCCGACAGCGGCACGGTCTACCCAGGCCGTGACTTCACCGACGAGGTGCTGCAAGCACTCGTCGCCTTCAACAACCAGAACCCCCAAGAAAGCAATGACATCGACGACGACGATCTCCCCTTCTAGGGAAGCGAGCCGCTTGTTGGATCAGACCAACGAGCTTTCCAGATACCTCAAGCGTGTCCGCAACCAGATGACGGTCGATGTCCTGAACACAGGGCTACTCGACAAGGGCAAGGCCCGGCTCATCTACGACCTGCGCTCCATCTCCGAAGCTATCACCAGTCTCGAAACAGCGGAGCGTTCCCTGCGCGACGCGCATGTCTCGCTTGCGATGATCAAGGAGGACGAGGATGCCGACTAAGGACGAGGACACCGGAATCGGCATCACCCACAACTTCGGAGACGGCAAGGGCTCCGTTCCCGCCCGTCAGCACAAGAACGGTGGAGGGTGGGTCGCATTGACCGCCACCGTGGAAGATAGCGCCTACGTCGGTCCAGAAGCCCAAGTCTACGGCAAAGCCAGGGTCTACGGCAAAGCCAAGGTCTACGGCAATGCCAGGGTTTTCGGCGACGCCAGGGTCTACGGCGACGCCATGGTTTTCGGCGACGCCATGGTTTTCGACGATGCTTGGGTCTACGGCAACGCCAGGGTCTACGGCGATGCTAGGGCCTACGGCGATGCCAGGATCTACGGCAATGCCCGGGTCTTCGACGATGCTTGGGTCTTCGGCGATGCCAGGGTCTCCGACGATGCTTGGGTCTTCGGCAAGGTCTGGGTCTTCGGCAATGCCAGGGTCTCCAGTCATGCTAGGGAGGAACACAATGCCAACTAAAGCAGGAGGAAAACAATGACATCATCAGCGACGAAGATCTGCCTTTCTGAGGCGATTGAGGAGCACCGCAAGGCGCTCGGGAACCTCCAGAAGGTGGTCTATAGCCACCTGTTGGAGATCACGAACGACGTGCTCGAAGGGTCGCCCCCTAAAGTCAGCAGCGTCGTCGCCATGCGCCGGGCGACGGCGATCCAGACGCACCTCGACGCAGCCAAGTACAGCGTGAACGCGGCGCTGTTCTACGCAAGGGATGCCAAGGAGGAACACGATGCCGACTAAGGCAGAGCGCCCGTCCGAGGGCGGGCACTGGTATGCCAGCGATGGCACCCAGATCGGCGAGGTCGAGCGGGCGAAGGGCGACGGGATGCGAAAGCCCACGCTGCGCGACGCTCGCAAGAACAACTGGGGACCGGGCGTCACGACCATCATCGGATGCGCTGCGGCTCCTGGCCTGACCCGCTGGAAGCAGCAGCAGGCGGCGCTCTCCGCGCTCCGCATCCATCGGTATGTCAACGACACCACCGAAGAGTGGATGGCTCGCGTGCTCGAAGACGCGGCGAAGATCGCCAAGGACGCAGCCGAAGAAGGCACGCGCATCCACGCCGCCATCGAGCAGTTCTATCGGGGGGAACCCTTCGACAAGAACTACCGGGCGCACGTCCTCGGCGTCTCGGAACTCATCAAGGAGCACTGCCCGACCGCTGAAGGGCCGAACATGCTGCACCCGTGGCTGGCAGAGCAGGCGGTCGCCCACCCATGGGGCTACGGCACCAAGGCTGACCTGCACAGCGAAGCGTGGGTGCTGGACTTCAAGGGCCGCGACGGCAACCAGGATGTCATGGACAGCCTGAAGACCTACGAGAGCCACTGGATGCAGCTAGCTGCAACCCGGCAGGCGCTCGACCTCAAGGTGGCGACCGAACACAGAAAGCGATGCGCCATCGTCTACGTCAGCAGGACACACCCGTCCTGCTGCTCCTTCGTGGAGGTCACGGAGGAGCAACTTGAGCAGGGGCTTGCCATGTTCAAGGCGCAACTCGACTACTGGCAAGCGAAGAACCGGCACAAGCCGGATTGGAAGGACTAGAAAGTGAAGAAGCCTGACGGAATCACATACGAGCTTTGCTCGTTCTCTTGCGAGCAGATTGAGGACATCCTCAAGAACTCCAACAACGTGCGGTCTATCGCCCCCCGCAACCGTGACAAGTATTTGCAGTCCATGATGGACGGCAACTGGAACTGCGCGAACGGCGACGTGCTTGTCTTCGACAAGGAAGGCTTGTGTCTTGATGGGCAGCACCGGCTGTCGGCGGCCTACGCCTACCAGAAGTCCACGGGTGATAACGTGTGGTTCTGGTGCGCCAAGAACGCAGAGCCCACGGCGGCGTTGACCAAGGACCAGGGCTTGACGCGCACCCTCGCCGGGATTCTCAAGCGTGACGGCGTCAAGAACTCCACCAAGTGCGCGAGCATCGTGGCGTCGCAGTTGAGCCTACAAGAGAACAACCGGGACATCTCTTGCCTGCGTAGCAGCCGACTTAGTGCCGGTCTCGCGCAGCAGTATGACTTCTGGCTTGCCAACAAGGAGATGGTCGCCTCCATGGCAGAGATCGCCTGCCGTTGTCGGGAGGAGAGGCTCAGTCGAGGCACATACTTCGGGCAGGTTGTCTGCGAGATTCACCGCCTCTGCGGCGAGGACGCCCTCAAGTTCGCAGAGTTGGTCCTGACGGGCACGAACCTGACGAAGACCGACCCGGTGTATCTGCTCCGCAAGCGTCTGATCCAAGACTACGCCGAGACGCGCCAGAAGCTCAGTGCTGAAGTGGCTCTCGCCCTGATGGTCACGTCTTGGAACCACTGGGTCCAGGGCAACACCATGCAGGTGCTCCAGTGGCGTGGAACCGGCCCTCGCGCCCAGCCTTTCCCCTCGATCTACGTCCCGAGCAAGGAGGATGTTGAAGTATGACCTACCCAAGACTCGACGATGTCGTCAAGGCTGACGACGTAAGCAAGAAGGGCGGCGGCAACTTCGCTGCCGACTACGTGAACTGGGCGAAGATCGCCTTCTACCTGCGCGAGCACGCGCCGGGGTGGCAGGCATACGCCAAGCCCGCAGAGGACGGTGGCCTCGCGCACCGTGCCCCTGACGGTTCGTGCTACCTGCTGCTCGGGTTCCGGCAAGCCTACGTCGCACCTGACGACGAAGATGGTCCGATGGTCACGACGTTGGTCCCGCACGCTGTCATGGATCACCGGATGCAGGCCAAGAAGAACCCCGACGCTCGCGACATCAGCGACGCCTTCGTGCGTGGCATGTGCAAGGCGGCGGCGCTGCTGTTCGGGCTGGGCTGGAAGCTCTGGAGCAAGGACGACCCGATGGAACGGGAAGCCCCTGTCCCGGCTCCGGTCAAGAAGCCGCAGCCCAAGCTGGTCGAGCCGTTCCCGCTCAAGGAGCACGCGCTCGAAGCCTTGAAGAACGTGAACGGAGGCAACGACTTCAAGGAGTGGGGTGCCCGCGTGAAGGCCAGCAAGATCACGGGCTCTGACTTGGACGATCTCCGTCAAGCAGGCAAGGACCACATGGACATCCTCAAGGCTGCGCTCGAAGAGCCGAAGGACCGATCATGAGCCCTCGCGACAAGGTGCTGATGCACGCAGGCGCTGTGGTTCAGGCGTGGCGTAGGACGATGTCCAACCTGCCTGACCACATGGAGGACGCCATCCAGGCTCTGCGGAAGTCTATCGACGAGATGAACTCGGAGTCCCGGTCTCGGTGCCTAGACCCTGAGACCAGCCGTCAGGGGCCAGAATCGCTCCGTATGACCGAGAACCGCAGCAGCGTCCTCAAGACTCTGAGTCTTCGTCCGCTTACGGACATCGAACTGGTGCAAGCCATGAGTTCTAGGATGTCTGCAAGCGGAGCACGGACCCGTCGTTCGGAGTTGGTCCGCATGGGTCTGGTCAAGGACAGCGGCAGGCGCAAGTCCGGTCCTACCGGGAGGGCGCACATCGTCTGGGAGGTCGTGTGACCTCACCGGACGAGATCATCCAAGCTGTCGCGAGCGTGTTCGGGGTGACTGGGGATGACATCCTCGGTCCCTCGCGCAAGCGGTTCGAGAGCGAGCCCCGCAAGGTGGCCGCGTTCTTGATCCGCAAGCACCTGAATATGCCCGTCGAGGACATCACCCGCTTCCTGAGAAGGAAGAACCACACGACCTGCCTGTATTGGCTGAAGTATGTCGGATCTCGTATGGATAGCGACAGCGGCTACAGGTCCACCATTGAAGCTGTCGAGATCGCGTTAGAGATCGGCCTCGGCAGGAACCCAACCGACGAACCACTCCCGAAAGACTTACAAGATGCCAGAACGATTCTGCAAGCAAGGGCACGATACCCAGGAAGTTGGGACCGACTCCAAGGGGCGATGCACCAAGTGTCGGAATGCTCCGAACAAGGCGACGGAGAGGGATCGTGAGTTCGCCGACGAGATGCTTCGCCTTACCAGGAAACTTGAATACTGCATGTCATGGGAACGCCTAGAAGTAATCAACGAGATCAAGATGCTCCAGAGGAGGAAGGGCTCTACGCAATGATGCGTCGAGCAGGCTTCGCCACGATCTCGGAGTTGGCCGAGCACTCCGGGGTCAGCGTCAAGACTATCTACAACCTGCAATACGGGGTTCACATCCCGAACCACAGCACCCTCAAGTTGCTGGCTCAGTCCCTAGAGGTGGGTCAGTCTCAGTTAGAAGATGCTCTAGAGTGATGGGTTCACGGCGCAGGGTCCAGACCTTGCGCTTGCCCCTCGGTCCTCGCTTTGACCAGGACCATATCTCGAATCGGGCCGGGGCCTCGAGCCACAGCTTGAGCCTCGGCTCCGCCACGGACTTCTTCCGGCGTGCGGCGTGCCCGGTCCCCGACGTAGCCTGGACTGCGAGGGGGCCTTGTTCGAGGTCGTCGATCACGATGAGGTCGATGCACCCGAACAAGTCCTGCCGGATGCGGGCGTGTGGGTTCCACTTCTCCACAACCCCGGCGATCCAGCCTTGCTTGCGGCAGTGTTCAAGAGATCTCTGGGTAGGGCTGGACATGGTTGTCTAGGGGTGCTAAGAGTGACACCAGCGCAAGGCCGATGAGAGGGACTTCGCATGACCTGTAGGTGTGTGCCATAACAAATACAGGTCTTGGTGGTGGTCAGCGAGGACTTATGCTTTCCCCTCGCTGGCTGCCGCCTACTTTTGACACACCGGGGGTCGGACGCTGCATGCAGCGCGCACCCGCCTAGCACCTAGCGCGCTCCCCCCTTCTCCCTTCCTACACCAGCACAGCGTCCGGCCCCCATTTTCTTGCTTGCAACCTGTGACGCGAAGCGTTACAGAGGTGGCAGCATGAAAGGACAAACGAAGCTGCTAGGCAACGAACTGCTGGAGTCAAACCTTTGGGACGACATGATCTCCGTCGCGTCCCGGTGGTTGTTCATCTGCCTGCTTTTGAAGACGGACGACGAGGGCTGGATCGTGGTGGACGAGGACTACCGCGTCTGCTCTGAGATCTCAGGCTTGGGCATCCAGTCGGCTCAGAAGGCGCTGGCGGAGCTTCAGAAGGCGAACCTGATCTGCGTCTTCGAGGACGACACGATCTGCATCAACCGGGTCAGCCGGTTCCGTCATCGCCAGACCGTCGCGCAAGCCAAGGCTGCCGAAAGAGTCCGGCGTCACCGTGAACGGAAGGCTCAATCCGCTACCAGTATCGCTAGAGATAACGATACCGAGAACGCTACAAGCAACCATCCCCCCCAGACCCCCCCTAGTGAGATATCTTCTAGTACTAGTACTAGTACAGATAGTACTAGTAGTACTAGTACAGTACAGGAGGAGGAGGAGGTTCGTCAGGCTCGGGAGCAGAAGTGGGCCGAGACTGGGTTCACCGAGTTCTGGAACGCCTACGGCAAGAAGACCGGGGCCAAGCCTGCGTTCTCTAGCTGGAACCGGATGACCAAGAAGGACCGCAGGGCAGCCATGGGGCGCGTTCAGGAGTACGTCGCCAGCACGCCCGACGTGAGATACCGCAAGAACCCGTCTACGTGGCTGAACCAACGAGGCTGGGAAGACGAGATGGTTGCACCTCAAAAGCCCATGCCTCAAGAACACCTGCATGAGGCTGGCGAGATTGACTTCTGAGCGCTTTTCTCTGTCCGGGCTGTCTGGACAGGGGCGACAGGAGATCGTGGAACAGAGGAGCCAAGAGGGGGCTTAGAATGGAAAGCAGCGACGAGTCAGAGATCAAGCAGGCATGGCGGGTAGTCGAGGAGGGCTGGAAGGAGTGCCCTGACCACGGAACCTACGAGTCTTCCCTGATGTCTCACCGGCACCCACGGTGTCAGGCGTTCTGGACCCGGTGTCCAGAGTGCAACAAGATCTACGAGGAGGAAGAGCGCGAGACCCAAGAACGCTACGAGGCTTGCGTCTCCAACGACCCCGGCCTGGAGAAGCGGCTGGACGACATGCTCATGCTCAACACCGGCATCCCGCCGCGCTACCTAGACGCTACGCTCCAAGACTGGAAGAGCACGGACCCGGCCATGGAGGCTGTCCACAAGAGGCTGACGGACTACTGCGCCTCGTTCGACATCGCGCTGGAGAGGGGCAACAACCTCATCTTCATCGGCAGCCCCGGCACCGGCAAGACCTACGCAGCCTGCGCCGTCATCCACGAGGTCGTCGCCAAGCATGACCACAGCGCCGTCTACATCACGGCTAACGACTTCCTGCTGCGACTCAGGAACAGCTACAACCATGAGGTTGACGAGTGCGAGATGGACGTGTTCGAGGCTTACACCGCTCCCAGCCTGCTGGTCTTGGACGAAGTGGGTAGGCACAAGGACAGCAAGCACGCCGCCGACAGCCTGTTCGCCCTGCTCGACAGGCGCTACCGAGAGGTCAGGCCCACGATCGTCATCTCCAACATGAGCAAGGACGAGTTGGTGGACTACCTTGGGGAAGCACTGGTGTCCAGGCTGCGCCAAGGAGGCGCGATGCTCGGCTTCTACTGGGAGGACCAGCGGAAATGAGTCGCAACAACGAGAAGTGGTTGATCGCACAACGCATCAGAAGCCTTGGGGGCGAGGGCATCCTTGACCAACAGAAGGCTATCGAGACCGGGATCGGCGTGCTGCGAGTGCTGGATCTGATGATCGACGGCAAGTGGCACAACATGCACGACATATGCACCGCTGCCGGTGGACCAAACGGATACGCAAGCGAGGGTCTGCGGAGGATGCGTGAACTACGCAGCCTAGGCTACGATGTCTTACGAGATCAGCGCGGTCCCGGCACTTGGGTCTACTGCATCAGGAAGAAGCCAGCATCAGAACCGGATGCTGAAGCTAAATCGAATACGCAGCGGACCCTGCCGTTCTAGCGACGCCTAGCTACCACTTGACCTTGTCGGCCCAGTAAGCCGCCGACATCTTGCCCTTCGCGATGTTCTTGGCGTGCCTCGCCTTGAAGGACTTGCGGCGGGCTTTCTCGCTGGCAGTCTTCGGGTTCTTGCCCGCGCCGCTTACGCCCTTCTGACCGAAGCGGATGAGCTTGACCTTGCCGCCTACCTTCGCAAGCACGGCGTGAGACTTCGAGCCGTGGCCCGGAGTGCGCTTGGGCTTGTTGTAGCCCGAGAACTTCTCACCGCCGCGCTCGATCATTAGCCGCCTTAAGGGATTACGTCGTTCGTCACGTTGGACGATCCCGACTTGTTCAGAACCCGGAGCCCGATGTAGCGGAAGGCGTTCCCAGTGCTGTTGATCCTGGTGATGTCACCCACATTGACCAGCGTGCCTCCCCGTAGGTTAGCGACCGCGATGTTGGACACTGCCCCGCCGACGTAGATGTCCATCGCCTCCTCCGCGCCTACAGCATCGGCATCTTCTGTGATGTAGATGGCGTCCAGAGGCGGATCGAACGTGGCGTCGCCAGCATTTGCGACTACCACGTTGTTTCTGTAGGGACCGTTCATACCTACCTAGCCTGCGGTGTCGTTGGTGACGTTCGAGGAACCGGACTTGTTCAGAACGCGAAGTCCGATGAAGGCGAAGCCCGTGGCGGCGTTGATCGCAGAGATGTCACCTACCTCGAACAACGTCCCCGCCGTCAGTTGGCCGGAAGGGATCGCCACGCTCGTTCCACTGACCGTCATCGTGACATTTGCACCAGCGGCAGCAGTAACGAAGAGAGCGTCCAGAGGCGGGTCGAACGTGCTGTTCGCGTAGCCAGCCGCACGGATGACGTTGTTCCTGTAGGCGTCAGCCATCTCTACCTCTTCTTCGCAGTCTTAGCACTGCGCTTGAAAGCCTTCGCGGTCGGGGCACCCTTCGTCCCCGGCTTCCGCATCTTCTCGCCCGAGCCAGCCGCGATGCGCTTACGCTTCGCGTTGATGTTGGCGTAGAGCCCCTTCTTCTTAGCGGCCATAGCCCTTCTTCATCGGCTTCTTGCCAGCCTTCTTCGCCATCTTCTTGGCAACCTTGGCAGGCATGGACTTCTTGGGCATGGACTTCTTGGTGTGCTTAGGCATGTCAGATACTCGCTACGAAAACTTCCACATCGACCGCAGCAGTGTCCGCTACAGCCGTGATGTCAATGAGATTGAGAAGAGTGGGGGAGAGTGGCGCATCTCCTGCGTCAACGGTCCCTACCGTCCCCAAGTCTTGATCGCATGAGACGATGTAAGAGTGACCCTTGTCGAGCATGACGGCGAACTCCGCATCCGTGGTGTCGTTACCTCGGAACTTCAGCGTGACGTGGTTCGCGTCATCCTTGTTCGTGATGCGGATGTAGCGGACATCTCCTTCGACGAACTGGCCTGCAAGGTAGCCTGTCGAGAAAATGTCGGTGCTGTCAAAGCCCAGCAGTCCCGATTCCGATGTAGGCACGGACACGATCCGCTTCACAACCTCGTCCACGTTGTCTACCGTGATCGTGTTCGTCGCACCTTGATCCGATCCGTTCAGAGTCACGGACTCCGTGATCGTGATGGTCAAGGTGGCAGCAGTGATGGTAGAGGCCATGTCGGTAGTCTCTCAGAAATGCGGTAGAACGCAAGTGTTATGCAAGTTGCTTCGTTGCAATAGGTTACTGACTCAGCCGTTGCAGGTCGCTCCGCTGGCCTGTGACGGCTCCCCGGATGAAGTCGTAGGTGCTCTCGCTCTCAAGATCATCTCGGATGAACTCGTCACCTAGCAGGTTGACCGACTTCCAGACTCGGGAGGCAGGAATACCCATCAGGTCGGCTATCTGAGACACCAAGGATCCCGCCGCATCTACGGTGTCATCCTTGAGCGGAGCCTTGGCGATGTTCTCGATGACTCTCTGCCACGGCGTCGCCGGGTAACGGTTGTTCCAGTATTCGTCGTCAAACCAGAACGTGTCCATGACACGGGTGGCTTCTTGGATGACAGGCAGACCACCCGTGATCTGCTCGGCTTGCGAGCGCCACCAAAGCTCCCACATGTCGTCGCCGTAGCCGTCGTCGTCGTCGTCGAAGTCTTCACCCCGAGCGATCTCCACCGCAGCCGTCGCCATCATGGCGGGCAGCATCAGAAGATACATGTAGGATGAAGCCAACGCGGCAGCCTTGGCCTGCCCCTTTTTGTCCATGTCTAGCCTCCGCTGGTTGGAAGCGTTGTTCATCCAGTTGATGAACCAAGACTTAAACGGGAACATCGCACGGTAGATCGAGCCCTGCGACTCAAAGTTGCTCAAGTCTTCCTTCTCGCCAGCCATCTGTGTCTGACGCACGATGCTGTCGGCGTAAGCGACAGCCCTCGCCTCGGCCTTAGCTTCAGCATCCGGCTGCCCGATCATCTCGCGCAGCGCGACCTCCGTCTCTTGGTTGTAGGCCGCCTGCCAAACCGCCACGTCTACGTGGTTCTGAGTCCATTGCTGGAGGAAGTAGGCGTAGCGGTTAGACCAGTCTTGGATGCGGTCCCAGACCCCGCTCTCCTGCGTGAGCAGCTTCTGCTGCTGGTTGTAGATGTCGAAGATTTGGCGATCCAAGCGAATCCTCATCTCGACTGACTTCTCCGCAACCTCAGCGCGAGGACCGTTGCTGAACATGTTACTCATCAACGCCGAGATGATCCGACGAGCGCCGACTCTACGCATCGGGATGATGAGGCCAGCGTAGTTCTGCAAGGCGTTGCCGATGTTCAAGAACATGATGCCCATGTTGGCGTTCCTCGCCAACGTCAACATCATGTCGCCAACCTCAGTGTCCTCGCTCTTGTCAAACTTCTGGTAGGCGCTGCGCCTAAGCCAGCCCTCCATGTTTCGGTATGCCTTGGTCCCAAACTTACGGATGAAGGTCTGCCTAACCTTCCTTCCGCTCACTACCTTGTAGACCTCGGTAACAGGTTCAGCCATATGGATGAACTTGAAGACCTCGGCGGCGTGGTGCTGGATGTTTGCAAGGTTGAGTTCCAAGGGAAGCGCAGCAGGGCCAGTCCGGTCCTTGGTAAAGCTGGGCAAGATCCCGAGCATCCTCGTGGCCTGCTGCTCAATGCTCATGTCCTCGTCTTGAAGACCAGGAGCATCGCTCTCACGCACTGACGCCGTAGATGTGTCGTAGCGGATAGGGATGTAGCCGCCCATAAACTCGACAGTCTCGCCGTCAGGGAACTGGACCGAGAACTTTTCGCCCTCAATCGTGTCCATCTCGTAGTGGCGTAGGCGCATCATCACCTGCTGCGCCCGCCCGAGCATGTTGGCCCCGCTCAACTGCTTGAAGGTCTCCTGCATGAACTCGAAGTCCTTGCGAGTCAGGAGACCTTGACGGATTTGCTCTTGGAGGAACGTCTTGACCTCCAAGTCTGCCTGCTCCATCGCCTCATCCAGTAGCTCAGGGTCAATGTCTTGACCGATGTAGCCTCGAAGCAAACGCTGACGGTTGCTGGCGTTGCCGTAGTAGTGCATCGCCAAGTGGATCAACTGAGACTTGACGTTGCGACCGTTCTCTCCGATGACGACTCGGTTCCCGTAAACGGTCAGTTCTAGCTCGCGAGCACCGCCAGGGATCGTCAGGTCTAGAGCGCGAAGCCGGTTGCCGAAGTCTTCCGCGAACTCCTTAAACTCTTGGCGGTAGCGGTTGCCCGCGTCCTTGACCATGCGGAACATCTGGGTCCAGATGCCTACCTTGCCTCCATCCGCACGGCGGAACAGGTGCTCAAACCGGATGAGGTCTGAGAAGTAGTTTCGGATCTTGCCGAAGATGCTCTTCTTCCCGTCGAGATCCTTCGAGCCGTCCTTGACGTTGCTATCCAAGGTGCTGGCGGCCTCGTCTTGAGCAGCCTCAACACGCTGGCGCTTCTCGCCGATCTTAGTCTTCAGCTTGTTCTTCGCTCGCAACATCATCCTGGCTGACAGCAGGCGCAGAACACGGATGTCGCCCAGAGTCAGGTGCTCCATCGGCTTGCGCCGGTCACCGACTCGCGGCTGCGCGATGTCCTTCCCAAGCAAGGACGCGATGTTGCCGCTAACCTCCGCTGCAAACTCGGGGTCTTCCTTGACGAACCGGGCCAGTGCTTCGTTGGCATCGAAGTCTACGTTGCCGATACCCAAGCGAGCCAGCACAGCACGCAAGGCTTTCATCACCGTCACGTCGTAACCCGCCGAAGCTAGGGCCTTGTCAGTCCGGTGCTTGAACGCACGCTTGTTTGACTCAATCAGGCTTCGCACTTCCTTGCGAGCCTTCAAGCCCTCCACGATCATCTGCTCGTTGACCAACTCCTGGCGCTTGGCAAAGGCAGCAGCCTCCATGTCGCCGTCCTTCAACGCCTTCAACGCCTTCTTGCGAGCGCGAGCAGCGGCGCGCTTGTAAGCCACGATGTCGATGTTGCCGACCGGGGTCTTCTCGATCAGCGCCTCCGCGATCCTCTTAGCAAGCTCCAACTCTTGCTTGCTGCGGCGACCGTTCTGAAGAAGGAACTTCAGTTCGCGAGCCACGACCCTCTGGCGGATCTTGTTGTGGACCGCAGCGTGGATGTTCTCCTGCTGCACAATCGGGTCCATCAAGGATGTGTGCTCGTTAAGCAGCCTTTGGTTTGTCCGGTGAAGAACCTCCTCCTTGATGTTCCTGTGAGTAGCCAGAGCTTCCAGCATGGCTCGGTTACTCTCGAAGCCGAACATGCCGCGCACCTTCTCTAAGGTCACGCCGTTCTTGGAGACCAAGCCTCTTCTAGCGAGCTTGTCGTAAAGGTCAGGGGCCACAGCCTTGACGATAGCCGCGTTCAACTTCCTTGATGTCTTGGTCCCTTCAGCGGAGGGGAGATTGACAGGCTCAACCGTTCCGTTCTCGCTTTGGTAAGTCCCCTTCCGCATCCAAGACACGAACTGGTAGACCGATTCAACCTCGACCTGGGCTTGGACTTCCTGCCGGATCTCCTTGGAAATGCGCTGGAGTTCACCGCGCTGCTTCTGAGCCACCAGCGCGTAGGCATTCGCGAAGGTCTTGACCTCCTTCATGCGCTGGATCGTTAGTTCTGCTGTGGCCTCGGTCAGCGCGTCTTTGAACTCTCTTTCGTATTCGTCGTATTCGTCGGCGTCGCGACCGGAGTCCGTCCACTCCTTCTTGGTCATCATCATCGCGTCGAGTTCGCTCTCATCAAAGAACGCCTGCACGTCGCGCTCGGCTGACATCATGCGCCCGAAGATGGCGCGGACCTCGTCGGTCAAGCCAGGAAGAGGACGGCCAAACTCTTGCTCGTAGTCTTTCTGGAAGCCCTTGACCAACTCTTCGAACTTGCCTGCGATGTAAGACAGCAAACGGCGGAACACGCCGCGAAGCTCACGACTAGGAGCGACGCCTTCGTAGAGGTAGGTCTCGAAGGAGACAGCGACGGCTTCGTGGAAGGGACGGCGCTGGTCGGTGGTCATCGCACGCCACTCGGTCAGCGTGCCCTCGAAGCCGGACCACTTCAGAAGACGCTGGATGTCGTCCAGCATCTGCCTTTCCAGCGCCGTTGCTTCGTATCCTTCTTGCGCCAGTTTGCCTTCGATGTCGAGGCCAATGGTCGCCATCAACTCCAAGTTCCAGTGCATCAACTCATGCATCAGAGTTGTGGGCTTGGCGTCGGGGTCGAGCAGGATCTTCTGGATGGCGTCCGTGCCCTCGAAGGAGGCGGTGCCTAGAACCTTCTTGTCGCCCTCCTTGCTGTAGAGGATGCGAGGGTCGGCGCTGAAGTCGCCATACTCATCGCTGCGTCCTTGGAGGGTGGACTTGATCTGGTTGGGGTTGAAGGCGACGTATTCAACTTCTCCAATGATAGCACCGTCATGCCCTTGCTCTTCCGCTTCACGCAGAGCCTTGGCTTGCTCCTCAAGAGATAAACCCCTAGTCACTATCGCTGGATTTTTGATCGTCACATAGGCGGGTATAGTTCTCCCCCCCTTTTCTTGACCGCGAGAGCCTTCAGTAAAATATGGAGAGGGGGTCGAACTAAAAAAGATGCCACCTGATCCTGGCTCGCGGCCATAGGTGAACATGCTTCCTTCGGCCTGCCGATCAAACTTAGAAAACTCTGCGGTTGTCGCGTGGTAAACCACTAGCGGCTTACCCTCCGCATCTACCACCTTGCTGTCCCCGAACCAGCGCACGAAGTTCTGGTAGACAGGCTTGCCGTTGGGAGCGACGCGGTCCCCGAACTGCTCCTTGGCCCAGGCTACGACCTCGGGGCGGTAGTCACCTTCCGTGAACGTGTAGTCGGCGTCTTGGTCGAAGGTGCCGGACTCTAGGGTGTCTGTTTGGGCTTGTTGCTCGGTCTGCTGCTCGGTCTGCTGCTCGCCAGCCAGTTGGGCGCGGCGAGCCTCGATGCGTGCGCGGTCTCGGTCAAATTCAGCGACTTGAACCCCCGAAGCCTGCTCTATGTCATTGGCGCGGCGCGTCGCCAGTTCTTCTAGCAACTGGTCTGCCTGCTCGACCGTGGTAATGTCGTCGGTCGTCATCGGGCGCGTCGGAGGGCTTTCGGTCTCTCCCGGCACCTTTGACCGCACGGTTTGACCCCTCGCTCGCATCTCTTCGTCTGCTTTTTCGCGAGCGTCGAGCATGCGCTCCATGCGTGCGCGCTGCTCTTCAGGCGTTTCCGGCAAGTCTTGGGCAAACGTCTCAAGCGTCTCTGCTTGCTGCTCGGTCTGCTGCTGGGCTTGCTGTTGTTGCTGGGCTTGAGCGGCTTCCTGACCCGTCAGGCGCTGCTGCACGATCTGGGGCAGGTGCTTCTCTACGAACTCTCGCGGAGAGATGTTCATTTGGAGAGCCCCGCGCCGGATAAAGCCCATCAGCACGGCAGCGTTAGCCGCTGCGTTCATCGTCTGCGCTGCGTCTGTGCCCTTTAGGACGACATCTAACTGCTGGCGCATCTCCTTGCGGACTTCGCGAAGCTCGCGCTCAAACGCTTCCAACTCCTGAAGTTTCTTAGCAGCAGCCTCACCCTCTTCCTTCACGACCTTATCGCGAATGAGGTCAACCTCCTTGGCTTCCCGTTGAGTCAGGCCGTCCTCCTCAAACGCCGTGTTCAACAGAGCAGTATCTCTGAACTTGGTGTTGTCAAAGGCTGCGCCCCACTCAGACTTGGTCAGTTCAACCTCGCCGTCACGTTCTGCGGCCTCGTCGATCCTCGCCATCAGACCAGGGCTGTTGGCTTCGACCGTGTCGCGAACCTGCTGCTCCGTGACATCCGTCTGCTCTGCTAGCTCAGAGATTGCCTTGTTGAAGTCTTGAGCGCGGACGTAGTAGGTAGAGTTCAGCGTGTCTGACTCACCAGCCTCTGCCTCAACTTCACGCTGGGCCTCGGGAGCCTTGCTGCGTCCACGGATCTCGGCAGCCTTCTTGGCTTGCTCGTAGTCGTAGTTGGCGTTAGCAACCTTGATGTTGGTGTTGACGACCCGCACCCCGGTGGGCACACCGGCCATCAAGACCATGCCTTTGAAGGTGTGGTTGAAGGCACGCCAGAACGACTCTTCGTATTCAGGCTCGTAGAGGTTGTCGGGCCGGTAAAGCTCGGAGGCAATGCGCTTGGCGCGCTCTTGAAGAACGTCTTGGACGCCTTCGGTAGTAGCCTCACCAACCGCTCCGCCTAGACCTTGACCGACAATCCTTAGCGTCATGCGAGACGCTGCTTCTCGGGTCAACAAGCCCTTGCCGCGCTTCTTGGCGATCTCCTTGATGAGACCCTTGATGGGGGCGGTAGCCACCTTGAGACCAATCAGGTCCGCCCCGGCGATGACTGAGCCGTAGCCGATAGCGATGTCTCTGGCTTCAGCCGGGGTGATAGAGCCCTGAAACTCGCGCAAGAGTTCCGCGTAGAGGTTGCCGCCCTCTAACTGAAAGCTCGCCGCGTAGGCAGCCGCGCCCGCCACGTAAGGCGCAGCAGGCGGGAAGACGGCTCCGGTTACTCCGCCAGCAACCGCCGAAACCCCCGCTGTCTCCACCAAGGTTCCGGCTAGTTCTACCGACGAAGCGATAAACCCTGGGTCGCTTGCCATGTAGGCGCTGGCAAGCTCTTGAGCACGCTTCAGTCGCTCCCTTTCGTAAGGGTGCAGATCGCGAACCTCTAGCATGGCGCGGGTTCCGATCTTGCCCGCGAAGACGGTGTCCCGAGACACGCGCCAAGCGTTCGCCATCTCGTTAACCAAGCCCTCCGTCTCAATGATGTTGCCTACATCATCGCGAGCAATCTGGACGTAGTTGCGGTCAGCCAGCTTGGCTGCAAGCGTTGGGTGACGCTGCACCCAGTTCGTGTTACTGAACGTGTCGGCCAAGAAGCGAGCCTTGGCTTTCTCAACGTCAAGGCTAGGGTCTACCCCTGCCGCTTGTAGAGTCTTGAGTTCCCGCGACTTCTTAGGGTCTTGCTCTTGAGGCTCTAAGAAGTTGGCGCGGATCTGCTGGGGAAGGCTGGGCGCTTCGCCAAACAGAGGGGGAGACCCTACAAAGTCATTCATCGCCCAGCCTCTACTGCTTGGGGCTCTTGCCCTTCTTCGGGGTAAGGTTGCGGAGTCCAGTAGCTCTTAGCAAATAAGCCTGGACTTCGCGCCTTTGCTAAAGTTGGGTGCAGACTTAAGACTTCCATAAAAGACTCTTCCGTCATACCGCGAGTCTCCCACTCTAGTCTTGTTGGCCCTGCCTCATCTAAATATCTTTGCTCTAAATAGAACACCCGGCCCGGACTCATTCCTCCACGCCCTCTGCCGCTTTCTTCGATGGCAGAAGTCAGCCAACCATCGTGTTCGATGTCCCTGTTGATGGACGACCAAAGCTCACGCTTCAGTTGATCCTGTCGCTCTGCCTTTGTCAGAGATTCAGTGTCACGCAACTGGATCTCTTGAGCGATTTGCAGGAGTCGGAACTGACCGGCTGGAGAGTCAATATCTAAAGCTGCTCGCTGCGGCAACGGTGGATACGCCTGCATGGCCCCTACGGCAGCCATCGTTGCAGCCATAGGCTGTGGCAAGCCCATCATTCGCATCGCGGCGCTGGCGTTCCTTGCAAGATCAAGTTCTCTTTGGCGACGTTCAGCCAGCATGGTCGCTGGCATGTTCTCTCTTACAAACTCTTGGGTGGCCGCCTCAAGGATTGTCTGCTGACGCTTGGGATCGTCTGGCTCACCGACCACGCGGTAGGTCGTCATGTAGCCCTCAAGAGTGCTAAGAGTCCCAGCGGGCGTTGCGGCAATGGTGGCAGCCTCAATCTCGGAAGGCCGCGCTAGCCAAGTGTTGATCTTGCGAGTCTCTCCTCCGACCTCGTAAGTCCTGATCCCGTCTTGCCACGCTTCACTGCGCGCACGCTCCAGCAAAGCCTCGCCCTCAAGGCCAGTATTCAGAAGCCTAAGCTCTCGGACCTTCTTGTCAAAAGCCTGCTTGAACTCTCGGGTGCGATCCGACTTTAAGCCAAGTGTGGCGGTTGCAGCCTCCTTGACTTTGTCGCTGTCGCCCATCTTGGCTTGCTCAATGACGCCAGCCCACTGACCTCCAAACCAATCAGTAGCGTATTGCTCAACGTCTGTCGCAGTCGATAGACCTTGTAGCTCCTCCTCTACGTCCTTTTGCTCCCCGTATTTAGATCGCTGGCCGATCTTGCGAGCCCAAGCCTTCGCTTCTGCCTGAGTTGCGCCAGCGCCCAGAGCGTCTTTAAAGACAAGCATCAGGTCTTCTCGCGTTCTAATCCTAGATGCTATCCCTGCAATGCCGGTGTCGTTGTCGTAAGCGGCTTGGTATGCACCCCACTTCAAGGAATCTCCCTGATCTGATGCCTTGCCGTCAGAGACACGGCCAACCCAGCCTACGAAGTCGTCTAGCTTTCTAGCGCCGTCAAGCGAGTCCCGCGTGGCTTGACTAATCTTGCCATCCCGCATGTATTCGCTTTTCGCGGCTTCCAGAGTTTCGCTGGCTGCGATACCGCTGAGAGTTCGTTGGCGGTCAAAGACCGTCGCGGCTCGTTTCTCAAAAGCCTCACGTTCTGCGGCTGTCCACTCGCCTGACGTAAACTTGACCTCAGCGTCCTCAAACGCATCGCTGGCAGACTGGTAGCCATCCACAGTCCTCATGGCCCAAGTGTTGAGGCTGAGGTTCTTGGCCTTCTTCTTAAGGCTGGCGCGAGTGCTCTCAAACATCACCGCGCCTACAGGCTGCTTCTCCGCTTCCGCCGCAGCCTTGGCTTCCTCGTAGGTCTTGCCGCGCATTGAGGCTGGGCCTTGCGCCGCAGACATCGGGGACTGCTCAAAGACCTCGACCGCTTGCAGGAACGCAAGAGCATCTTCCGGTCGGTCGCTGTCGGCGTAGTGGTTGAACAGGTTGTTGACCAGCTTGCTGGTGTTCTCTAGGACGTGGGCATCCAGCCGCTCGTCGCTGTAGCCCAAGCCCTCCGCTTCCTTCGCCAAGTTCTGGCGCAGGCGCATGAACAAGGCCACCGAGTTGGCTCCTAGAGGCTCAGACCGCAGAGCGTCTTCCAGCTTGATGCGCTCGGCTACAACCTGCTGCTGCTTGTATTCAGCGGCTGCACCCATGTAGTGCTCTTGAGCACGCAGATCTGTGCGGGCTCCAATCTTGTCAAAGATCGGCATGGCGGCAGCCCGTTGCATGTCGTTCATCAACATGCCGCCTGCGCTGTCACGCAGTTCTTGGACCTGCTGCTGGAACGCCGCGAGACCGTCTACGCCATCCTTGCCCTTGAGTTGCCGATACTCCAAGAACGCCTTGCTGACGCCGTTCTCGAAGGCGTTGGTAGCCTCCATCGCACGGGCGTCGTTGACCTTGTCCTCGATCTCTAGCCCGATCTGAGAGACGACCCGGCCCATCCGCTCCATGCCCGCGCCGAGACGCATCGCGTCCTGCATCTCCTGCGGACGGCCTCCGTAAGCTACAACCCCAGGAGCCTGGAACTGCGGTCGCGACGTGGGCGACAGCCCGACACTAGGAACTCTAGGCATTACTGACCACCGCCGAAGTAGTTGTATCGAGGGTTACGGTTCTCTTGCTGGGCTCGGTAGAGCATGTATTCCGACCCGACCCGACCAGCAGCGCCCAAGAGCGTCGTCCCTAGTTCACCGGGTCGAGCCATCTGCTCTAGGTTGTAGGCAGAAACCCTGCCCATCCGACCTTGAGCACGCAGGTTGACCGCCTGCATCCGGCGAGCCTGCGACTGCCGCATGGCGTTCGTGTCGATGTTGTAGGCGTCGATCTCCTTGACCAACTCTAGGCTGGCCTGCGTCTCCGCAGCCGATCCTGCGCCGATCCTGACGCCTCTCGCGCCCTGTCTGGTCAACTCCTGCGCCATCTCCAGACCGGCACGCATGGTCAACTGCGCCTTCTGCTGCTGCCCCGCCTCCAGAATGCTGGCAGCGTCCTCCATCGCCATGCTCGCGCTGATGTCCGCCATGTCCGCTTGGAAGCGCATAGAAGACGCCTTGGACTTGGCTTCATACTGAGCCTGCTTGGCTTGGTAGTAGCTAGCGATCTGCTGCGTGATCGCGCCGCCGATCATGGAAACCATGCCAGCGGTCTGGAAGGCTTCGGCTTGGTCAAGTTTGGCTTGAACCGCCTTCCTCCCGAGATACTTCTCGACGTTATACTCCTCGACGCTCAGCGGGGTGTTGGTGACAAACTCAGGACCACTGAATCTGAAACTTGGCAGAGCCGACCCAAGGAGGGTTCCACCGAAAGCCTGCTGACTAGGAAGCGCCCCAGCAGCAGCAAAGTCACCGTAGCCAAACGAGGCAGTTGGACCTAAATCGCTAAATCCGCCCATGCTAGTCTCCGATCGACACTTGGGTCGTGATGTTCAGTAGGTTGGCAGGAGCAGCGCCCGTGGCCTCTACCACGATCTGACCCTCGTCGTCCCAAGTAGACGGCACGCTCGTTCGGAACTCGCCCGTCTTCAACAACAGGTTGCTTAGTTCTGTGACCGATTTCAGGTCAGCCTCGTCCATCCCAACCTGCAACGCGCCCGTGTCCTCCACCCGCACGAAGACTTGGTTGACGTTCTTGGTCCGACCCTGAGCGCCAGCCTCTACCTCCAGGCTCATGGGCAAGGTCTTTGCCTGTGAGACGTAGGGCAAGCCCGCGCACACCTTGACGGCGTAGTCGGACAAGGTGATTGAGCCATCCGTTATAACCAGCGGAGGGTTAATAACGCTGACCGGGTCATAGACAGGCTCGACCGTCACCGTCTCCTGACGCACGCCGTCCGCCAGCACGGTGATGGTCTGGCCTATTAGGTGCTGGTAGCCCGTGAATGTCTTGTAGGCAAAAGCCCAAGACGAGGTCGGGGTGTTCCTAAGACCACTGGGCAGATCCGAGAGCAGTTTGCCCGTGAACTGGGTCGCCGAGACGTAGGTGTCAATCGACACCCGATACTTGCTGCCATCCAGCGTGAACTCCAGCACCGCGCCGACATCATCGCTGGAGAACAAACCAGCCTTGGCGGTCGTGGAACTGGACTCCATCGCCGTGACCGTGACCGTGTCACCCTTCTGGTAGAGCCCAGAAGACAGGATGTTGAACCTGTCCGCAGACGTGTTCGTGCCGTCTTGGCTGACGCTGGCGTCCAAGTAAACAGCGTCCTCTAGCGCCTCCTCGCGGACCTGCACAAGCCGCTCCACGGACCTGTCGCTGCCACGCTTGACGATGACGTAGAGGTTGTCGTAGTCGCCTTCTGAGATGCTACAGATGCTCTCTACAGCGCCTTCCGTCTCATGCTGGTGCCATGCCAGCACCTGCTCCTCGGGGATGTAGGTCAGGCACAAGAGCTTGCCGCTGCTGGACACGAACCACAGGACCGGCGTCGGAGCCTTGGAGTAGGCCAAGTCGTTCAGGGTAAACCCGTCGAACAAGTGCGCTGCCCGCAAGGATAAGTCACCCGTCAGGTAGCCTTGGCTTTCAACGCGGAAGTTCATCTCCCGCGCATGACCGCCTCGGGCGGAGCAGAAGACTACAGAGTTGTTGACTACCTGCGGGTGGACGTTGTTGCTGCCGACGTAGGACTGCTGCCGGATCGCGATGGTGTTCGGCGTAATCGCGTCGCTGTTGATCGCGGTTACCCGGAACTCGCCCTGCTGCGTCATCATCAGCAAGTCCTGCACCGGCACGATGTGGCGAATGACGTGCGCCTCACGGGACGCTAGGTCCACCGAGATGCGGTCGTCAGGCTGGATCGGGAAGCGGTAAGAGAACGAGGACTCCGTCCCTGTGCGGCTCATAAAAAGCGTGCGAGGCAAGGCGTCCGAGCCACCAAAGCATCGGCGCTGCTCGAAGCGGGCCGCCGCACGCGGCTGGAAACTGCCCTGCACTTCGCTGTCGGGGACCAGCAACGTCTGAGACAAGTCGGGGCCGATGTTGTCGTCCTCGAAGGAGTAGGTGGTGGTGTCTGGCCTGTTCTCGACTTGCCCGATGAAACCAAACGTGCCGTTGATCTCCTTGTAGACGTTGTAGGAGCGGGCGTTTGGGACCGCGTCGAACGTGATGGTGTTGCTGCTGCCGGGGACAGACAGCACGTTCTCCAGAACCTTCTCGGCAGATCCAAGGCTCTCTTGCCCGCGAGCGTCTACCGCCGTGACCTTGTATTTCTGCTCGTTGTCAGCGTCGGCTACGCTGTAGTAGACGAGCACGTCGTTGCCGGTGACGAAATAGTTTTCAGTAACAGTGCCAAATGTGTGCGTAACAAGCTCGCCCGTCTCGTTATCACGAAGCGTGATCTGGTTGTTGTTTGTTACGCCGGTTGCCACATTGACGCCGATCTCCGCAACTGTGTAGTAGCGGTCAATGACCCCACCGGATGTCCCGAAGAAAGACGTAATGCTGGCAGAGTTAATACCGTCGTTTGCAATGTAGACCGTGTCCCCAACTGCGAATGGGTGAAAACTGTCGGGGGTAGTAATGACCGCGCTGGGACGCATGGTTAGCACAGTTGCTCTTGAGTCTGTGCTATTCTGATAGCCCAAGGCAAACGAGTAGACTTGACCACGGTCTACGCTGCCGTCGATGTTGGCAGGGGGCTGCAACTGCGGGCTGAAGTCCACCGGCCCCAGCGTCCAGTTGACCGTGTCAAACCGCTTGAGGTCTTGCGGGGGATGGTTCGGGTGCGTCAGCGTGACCACGTCGCCCGACTGGTCGTATTCGATGTCGAACAGTTCTTCCTTCAAGAACGGGGACGACAAAGAGAACGAGCCGTCTCCGTCTACGGCCTCAAGGCTGCTGGCTTTGACCGCGTTCCAATCTGTGCTCGGAGCGTTATTTTGGATGAGCGTCGCCCCGAACGACTTGGTGACGCGCCACATCTCGCACCTATCGCCCGCACTGATCCAAGTAGGAGTAGCAGGATCTGCTCGGCTTTCGTTCACATACAATAGGTCTCCAGCCTCGTAGAACTGCCTGATCCAAACAGGAGTTCGTCCAATGCTGCTGTAGTAAATGGCTCCTGGGGTGCTGGCGGCTGCGGCGCTGAGTTGGTCTGCGGTAATGTAGGTGTCACCGTTGGTGTCTACAGGCGTGCCGACAAACTCACGGCTAGTGCGGAGCCCAAACTTGACACTGCTTCCACATCCAGCGGTCCCTCCCGCCGTAAAGTCTACATACAACGGTTGCGGGATGCTGGCGACAGGGATCGTGTCCCCGCCTGCCGCAGCCGTCTGCAAAGTGACAAGCTGCACACGTTCGCCTTGTTGCCAGTCTGTGATCTGGGTTACTGGCTGCGTCCCAAACTGAAGACAAAAACCAGAAGACAGGCTGGGCTCGAACAACGTGACCGACGTGGTTATGCCTCGGACGTAGCCTCGGTATTCCTGCGCTGGCCCGATCTTGCCGTCTACCCCGCCGTGGCGGAAAGCGTAGTAGTTGTATCCGGCACCAGCATCCGTCAGGCTGACGACAGAGCCTCCCTCGTCATCCAAGACCTTGATCCGCTTGCTGTCTACGACTTGAACGTGATAGTTGTTGTTCGGGAAGTCGTTTAGAGGCGCAGGCAACTGACTGATAGCGTCAGCCCCGCCCGTGGTAGCCTTGGCGTAAAAGACGATTCTCTCGTCGTTTACAAACCCGTGGGGCTCATCGAACACCAGCGTGTTGCCAGTGACGAACCTGTCGAACTTCTTGAGGTCGGCCCAGACCACGGTTTGGCCGTTGGCGTGGAACCGGATCTTCTGGTCCGTAAGTTCGACCGCAAGTTGCTGGTCCACCGAGTAGGTGAACGGAATTAGGCGCGAGGCGTTGGCGCTGTCCAGACTGCTCGCCACCCGCTGCATACCAGGACGCCGCCGCAGCGTGCCTCTCGGGTCCACCATCCAGTTCTTGCAGGTCGCAAGCCCCGACTGATACTGCGGAGAGTCGATCCGCCCATACATCTGGGGGTCGATCTCGCCGCCCGAGAACGCCAACTGGAGCTTGCGAGTCTTCGGCATTTCTAGCGATCCCAGGGGTTCGTGTTGGTGTCAACGACCGGCTTGTCGCGGGTCGTCCTGCTGTCGAACGCCGCCGCACGCTCGGCGTAGAACTCAGCCATCCTCGTAGCGTTCTGGACCGCTGCGGCCCCGTCGTCACCCTTGATGAGCGCACCCGCCAACATGCTCGCCAACTGCCAAGAGATGGCGTGGACGAACATCTGGCTGAACTTGGTGCTGTCCGTGATCTTGGCTTGGTAGCGCAACACCACGTCCTTGAGGTTGCAGTAGAGAACCCGGTCCTGGTCTATGTTCGACTCGATCGCGAAAGGCTGCGGGGCTGCGGTCCCTTCCGAGATCTGGTCGTCCGTCGAGTCCTTCGCGAGGACCGCGATAACTCCCGCGAAGTTGCTCGGCAGCCGGTAGGCATACTCCCAGTCTGTCCGTCCACTAGCGCTGAGAGCCACAGGAGAGACTTGCCGGATGGTGAAGTCCCAACGATGCCGCTCCAGTAGTAGATCTCTTGCCAGAGGATAGTATCGAGCACAAAGGTCGGCTTGGTGGCTGCCATCGGATGGGTTGATGCTGGTGATCGTGGCCTTGTCGCCGATGTGCGTCAGGGCGAGGTTGCAGATGTCCACCTCCGACGAGCCCGAACGCTGGATGTTCTTCCAAGCCGTGTAGCACAGATCCCCCAAGTCGTTCATCCCCTTGCCCGTGTAGTGGACGCCGTCGGCAGGGTTGAGTTCTAGGTCTGCAACGCTGAACGTGCGGCTGTAGGGATCTTCGTCTGCCAACGTCTGGATCGCGGTGTTCACCGTGGTGGCGTAGGCCCAGTTCGTGATCTCCTTGATCTTCGGGTGAACGAACGGAATCTTGTCCTCGTCCAGCGTGGTCAACCCACGGCTCTTGACAGCCTTGCGGATCGCTGCACGCAGCTTGCGCGTGCCATCCTCGTAGTTGTTGGCAAGCCTCTGGTTGCCAGCGTCAGACTCGCCCTGCGCCCAGAAGATGCCGACGCATTCTCCGGTGTCACCGTCTGCCGTGAACGCAGTCTTGGCGGCGTCCAGAACGTCCTCTAGACGCGCAAAACAGTTGTTGGGCTCACCGGGAGACCAAGACTTTTGCTGCATCACGTCGAGCCACGCATGGCCCAACTGGACGCCAGTATCGACATCCCAGACTTCCTTGTGCCCGACGCTGGTTCCGCCGATGGCGCTGACCGCGACGTTCATCACCTCGCCGTAGTGTTCGTGCAGGCGGTAGGCGAGACCCGTGTGGAACCCGATGCTCGGCGGCCTGTTGATGTAGGACGAGCCATCGAAAGGCTGGTAGGCACGCGGGATCGCGTGGTGGTTCGGGTAGTTGAACCCCGGCGGGTAGGGGTTGGCCTTACCCTCCGCGTCTACGATGTAGAAGGTGTGGACACCCGAGCCTGCACTGGTGCTGTCTCCTTGGATAGCCGTCGTGCTGTCGTAGGTCTCCTTTAAGAAGAAGGTCGTCCCGCCGCCCGTCAGCGTGTGGATGAAATAGTCCTTACCTTCCACCAGCGGAGACGGGAGGCTGCCGCTTGTGTAGAAACGAACCTTTGAGTTCACTTGCAGCGGCGACAGCGTCCCTAGACCAATTCCGAACAGCGTGCTTCCGGTTGTGCTAGACAGGCTAAACACCAGTCCCGGCCCCACGTAGGACGCCTTGCCCTCGAACGGGCACCAGGGCAGCCACATCGCCCACTTGTGGAAGTCGGCAGCCTGTCCCGTGGGCTCGATGACAAACACGTCGTTCTCAGCAGGCGCGGTGTCCCAAGCATCGCAAGTGACCACACTTCTGGAGTCGGTCGTGTTGTATTCGATGTCTGCCAAAGCCTTAGCTACGCCGATGTTGGCTGGCGTGCCATCAACGCAACGGGCTTGCAGGCCCGTCAGGCTGCCTCGGAAGACATCTGTGTGCTGGAGCTTGAGTTCGTTGGCAAACGTAGCGTCGCGACTAGAGTCTGCGTCTGCTTGAACTTCTGTTCCGCCGACAGACGCCGAGATGTAAAAGTTGGCGTAGGAATCGAGGCGGGTAGCCGTGCTTGGGTCGTTTCCTGCGATCGCCGAGAAAGTGACCGCTGAACCGCTGATCCCGCTTTGCAAGCGGAAGATGTTGGGCAGGGTGATGATGGAGTCACCCGATGAGGTGCCGCTGAAATCCACGGCGCTACCACTAGAAGACGCCTTTAACTGAATCGTGTTTTCATCTACGACGATGACGTAGTAAGGCGTGTCAATCGTGATCTCACCGCCACTAGGAAGGCTGGACGCAGTCGTGCCGTCGTTGACAAAAACTACGATGTCGTTGGCGTCTAGGCCGTGCCCAGTAATAGTGATTCGATCTGTTGTGTCGTCCCAATCGCTACTGCCAACCGTGATGTGGGTGTTGACGTAGTAGGTAGTGTCCTCGTCCAAATCCGACGGGATGTTCCCGCTGAACTGGATGGGTTCGTTGTGCGCTAACTTGTGGCCGCTCAGGCGGATCTGGTTGTCTTCGTGGTCCCAAGTAGTAGAAGCCAGCGCAACCGTCGCCCCCTGCGACAACACCCGCGTGACGTAATAGTTAGTGTTGGGAGTGGTAGACGACCCAGTAACTACGCCAGTGACGTTTGCAAGAGTTCCGCTGGTGCCATTCTCGAACTGGATGATGTCGCCGACTTTGATAAGCCGACCCCGGCAAGTTACTCGCGCCGCATCCTTAGTGCCGTCGGCGTTGCGGATGTGGGAGATGTAAGAGGCGTAGACTCCGTCGTCGTCAATGACGGAACTGAGCACCAAGTCTTCCGCCGTTGTGGAGAAAGCGTTGCCGCCAAACTGGTTCTTGAACACCAGTTGGGTCGTAGTGCTGTAGCTCGATCCTCCGCCGTCGCCTCCACCTTCAATTTCGTAGTCAAAGAGTTCTCCAACTTCAGGCGGCGGAACCATCGGCGGGCTGATGGTGACGGTTGCAGTCGCCGACGACCACCCGGACTGGATAGTGTGCTGCTGGCCCGTCCGCTGCCGCGTGAGCACGATGCCGTCAGGGTCTACTTGCCAACGGATGTTTGTCGTTAGCGACGTAGACGTGCTGCCGGTCAGGATCGTGCCTGTGCCAGGGTAGTTAGAAGTAACACCAACACCAAAGTTGAAGTAACTAGGCGTCGGATCGTAGAACGTCAGGTAGCGGATCGCCTGCGACGCGCTGCCGATGACGTTCGAGTATTGCCACTGGCTCGCAGCCGTTCCGTCACCCTTGAAGTCCGTCTGCTGCCCGCCGTTGAACGTGTAGGGCAGAGTCAGGAGATCGTTGTAGGCTCCGTTGCTGAACTGCGGAGTCTGAGAAGCCTCATGCTGCGGGCTTCTGATCGCAAGGTAGGGGTTCTCGTCCTCCCACCCTTGAGCATCTCCGATCTCAGTCGCGTTGCTCTGTCCGGCAACGAGGATGAACTTTCTGACGGCCACGGGCTTACCTCAAGTAGCCGCCGTCAGATATAGCGCGGGGGCGGCGGCTGCAACCCCCGCACTATTCGGATCAGGCTTCCGCCTTTTCCTGAGCCGGAAGCGGTTCAGGCTTCGGCTGCTTCTTCGGGCGTCCAGGGCCACGCTTAACAGAAGCCTTGGGCTCCTCGATCTTCTCCATCCAACTTGCGTTGAACTGGCTGGGATCAGTAAGCGTGAACTCCATCCCCGGCTGCCAACGCCGGGGTCCGTAGATGCCACGATTCTTGGCTCTGACTCGCATTAGCTAGCCGGGTCAGTTGCCGGGACGCGGGTCGCGGTGCTGGTCCAGTTGCTCACGTCCTTCGCGAGGAAGGCGTCCGCAACACCGCCAGTGACTGTGCCAACAGTCGTGACGTGAACTCCGACGTTTTCCTTGTAGTCGCTGGGAACAGTCGGAAGGGCGATGATGGTCATGCCCGTCAAGGTGGCGTAATCCGCCGCCGCGACTACGCCGGTCGTCCAGTGAATGACCTCCGCAGTTTCAAGGTCGGTGCCACTGTCCGAGCGCAGATCAATGCGGACGCTGGTGCCGCCAGAGAAAGCGGTAGTCACGTTCAGAACAAAGTAGATCGGCTCGCCAGCGCCCCAGTCCTTAAGAGCGTTGTCGGTCGTGTTGCTGAGATCGCGGACGGTGCCCTTGGCCTCAGAGATGCCAGTTCCCGACAGCGTCTCGCCGTCGCAGAACTCCAAGTTTCCATCAATGAACATCTGTGTGTCCTCCTATTAGAAGCCCGTCACCGGGGATTCGGTGTCAATCAGGGCATCGACCTTGCGGATCGGGATGCCATCGAAGACCAGGGTGCTGCGACCACCGATCTCGTCCATGCCAAGCGTCGATTGCTTGACCTTGCTAACGTACTGCTTACGCAGGAACTGCTTCGTCGAGCGGTTGCAGTAGAACGAGGCGCGACCCATGCTCAGGCTCGGCACCAGTTCACAAGCGTCCGACATCATCTCAGTCAGATCGAGGCCAGTGCCGTCATTGGCACCGTTGAGATCGGAAGTAAGGAACTGCATTCGCACGACGTAACGCCAGTCGCGAACGCTCAGGCCACAGCACCACTTGTAGTGCGTGCGGTAGGCTTCCATGCGACCGCCGCTGGTCGTGCCAGAGACGTTCTCAATGGTCACCTGACCCTTGTCTTCCTTGGACAGACCCATCTGGCTGCCCTTGGAGTAGATGCCGTGACAGGTGTTCGGACCCCAGACGACCAGCCACAGGCTAGAGTTAGCGTTGCCAGCAATCTCGTTCCCGCCGTATTCGTCACCGTCCAGAATGTTGGTGCCGTTTTCAGCGCCGCTGTCATCAAAGCGAGCACGGAAACCCGTGAACTCTTCGACATCGGTGCCCTCGTCGCCGTAGAACAGCGTGCGGGTGAACTCTTGGTTCATGCCCTCGATGTGGGCCATGTCTTCCGACATGCGGAACGCAGCCGTGTTGCCGTTCAGATCGGCAAGTTGCTTGTCCACTTCGGCGTAGGCTTCCATCATGCCGATGGTGTCCGTCACTTGGACGGTCTCGCTCTTCGAGGGCTGGACGCCGCCGTAGAGCTTGCGCCACGTCGGAGCCGGGAGACCCGAGCGGATCGTGGTGCGGTGGCCAGTCTCAAGGTTGCCCTCAAGGTGGACCATGTCCTCAAGGACTTCGTTGGTTTGGGCGAGCGTCTCGACGATCGTCGCGATGCTCTTGTCAGGGTCTTGCCGCTTGGTGTAGTCAAGCAGCGTCGGGTGCGTAGTTGCACTTACAGGCATGGGTTAACTCCTCAGTTCATCTTTGAGTTGTTGTAGAAATCTCGGGCAGAGAACGGCTGTTCTTTGTCCGACGGGCTACCAGTGAGGAAACGGTCCTCGCCGATATCCTGGTGCGCCCTGACGAGGAACCGGATGATCTCCGGGTTATCGCCAAGACCTGTTTCCCCTAGCAGCGACTTCAGTTCGGGGGTGCCGAAGGCGTCGAGGACGCGCACGGCCTTACCCAGGTTTTCCTGAAGCTGATCTCCACCGATCTCAGGATCGGCTTTGACGGACTCAACCCACTCGGAACGAAGACCTTGGATGTATTCTTCGTTCTGCTGCTTCAGCGCCGGGGCGACCTTGTCGAGCACTGACTGAGCCTGCTCTTGAGTCAGGTTGAGTTCCTTTGCGACCTCGGAGAATGCTTGCACCGCACCTGAGTCCACATCGAGGTCCGAGCCTTCCGTGGCTTGGAACTCGTATGTCTCGGGCGCACCCTCGGGTTCGCTGACTTCCGCCGGTTGCTCGGGCTGGGCCTGGGCTTCCTGCGGCTGCTGCTCTTGCGGTTGCTGATCGACCTCCTGGCCGGTCAGCAGAGATTCAGCAACTTGCCCCTCGTTGTTAGTTTCGGGAGTTTCTGTTTGCGTCTCTGTCACGGGATTCCTTGAGCATCAAGGTGAACTGGTCGGGGCACGCATCCAGAAGCTCGGCGGTGATCTTCATGCCAACAGCCTGAGCGCCAGCCTTGTGGCTTTGCGCTAGACCGTTTGTGTCTGCCACAGGCAGGAAGACCCGCATCTCCTGAAGCCATTGCCACACGATGCGGCGGCCAGACTGCGTCCCCATGAGCCAACGCATGTCTTCACGATGTGTGTTGATACGCCCCTGGATACGGTCAGATCGCTCTGCCGCATCTTGGTCGATCAACTCATCGGAAATCGCGTGGTGGCGCACGCCAGGACTCTAGCATCCTTATCCCAGTTTTGGGAATCCCAGTCCCAGTTGTGGGACTTTTTTTGCGCTCTACCGAATGTTGTGGTCTAGGGCGTGCGGGCTAGATCCAGCAGATGACTGCGACCCAGAACCGCACGGACAACACCAGGAGCACCGGCCAGAGCAGCGTGTTCATGCTGCCCTGTAGCCGCAAGCCCTTAGGCTGCGGCACGTTGCGGCTCCTAGACCGCACTAGCTCTTGCTAGATGCGATCCGCGCCGCTCGCTCGGCGGTCGTCGCAGCAGGCCCGCGCCACAGGCGCACACCGGCAACTGCAAGCCCGACTTCGAGCACGATCTTGCCGAGTTGCATCCACCACGGCTCGCCCGTGTTAGCCATGACGGCTTGGCGCAGCGCCTCGGCTTGCATGGACGTGAGCCCGCCCTGCGTCTCAATCTGGTTAATCACGTCGGTGATGCCAGAGACCTGTTCGGGGGTAAAGATGCCGCAGCCAGCAAGAAGCAGGCAGGGCACGAGGATGTAAATCAGTTTCATGCGGGAATCCTACTCATCAAAAGGGCTGTCACTACCGGGATTAGACCGCCGACCAAACCCCAGATGCCGCAGCGCACCTTCAGCGTCGCGATCTCCTTCTCGATCCGCAACATCTGGTCCCAGAGATGCTGCTGCACCTGCTTGCCGTTGTTGCGCTCGTGCCGGATCTCACGAGCCAGCCGCTCGATCTCCGTCATGACGAGCTTGCGGTATTCGCCCCAGCCGTTGCCTGCGTCTTCGCTCATGGTGTTGGGTCGTCAGGGAACCAGCCGAGCGCCTCGGCCTGCTCGTGGGTCAGCACGGTCGCGTCAGACGGTAGCAGGTTGCCGAACGTCACGCTGTCGCGGCTTGCGATGTAGTAGGTCAACTGGCTGCGCTCCTCCTCGCTGAGTTGCGGGAACAGCGACACCAGCGCCGTCACGTCGCGCTGCGGATGCACGCGGA